TTTAAAGTAGGAAAGGGTAAAGCCTTTTCATATTTTAGTATAGTAGGTAAAAATTATCTTATTTTGTATAATAATAAAAATTATGCAAAGAAAAAGAAAAAAGCTGATTTATTAGACGTAGACACAGATGATACTATATTAAATGAATTTGATCGTCAAGTAGTTAAAGGAGAAAAAGTTGAATTTTTAGATTTATTTATAATATACATGGATGTAAAAATGCACCGCATGTTTAAAAAATCTGATGAAATAAAAGTAGCAGATGCTGTTTTAACTATTTTTAAAAAGCGTGAACATTTAGAAATATTTAACAAAAAAGCTATATATATCTTTATTAGAGAAATAACAGGTGAAGAAACCCCTATTATAACTAAGGTAGTAAAAAAAATGAAAGGAGAATATCAAAAATGTTATTCTCAATACCTTGAAATAGGATATATTTATAACCAATGAATAATCCACTCGATGCAGTAATATTTAAAGATAAAACATCATCAGATGTATTTAAGGAAATTTATGATAACAGTAAAAAAAAGGATAAACAAATTAATTCTTTAATTGCTGAATTAAAACCCTTAATACAGAATATAGGAGATGCACCAGTAGTAGTTCCTCTTATAAAAGAATATTTAGAGGTAAGTGTTAAAAACGATGAACACTTAATCAAAATGATGGCTATTATTCAAAGACTCCAAAATAATACTTCTTCAGGTGGAGGGGATTCATTACTTACAGATGAAGAACTAAAACAACTTCAACAAATAGCCGAAGAAGTAGCAAAAGATGAGTTTAAAAAGGAATCGTAATCAGGGTAATAACGTAGGATCATCTGGTACTCCTAAAATACCCAACCAAACTAAAAGGGTAGAAGATATAATCTTATCAAGAAACCATCCTGCCTATAAATCGGATGATGATATAGGGACCATATTTTTTACAGAAATAGGTTTTAATCAGGAAGTACTCAATACAGTCTCTTTACCTCGAGCTAAACCGGCTAGTATTAGTAATTTTACATATCCCTCTATTGGTGAGGTTGTTATAGTTAGTGAAGGGCCTAGTGCGAATATTTATCCAGATATAGATGGAGATATTAGTAATAAAATTTTGTACTATACACCCCCTATAAACATTCATAGTAATACTACTAATAATGCTCTACCAACTCCTAATAGATCTAAAAAGAAAAAAAACAAAAGAAGTTCTGACATAGGCAATGAATCAGAAGAATATAAATTAGGTAATTATTTTAAAGAGAATTCTAAACTAAAACCTTTATTACCGGGGGAAGGAGATTCTATTATGGAAGGTAAAAATGGGCAAAGAATCCGCTTCACTACTACGGGCCCTAATGGTACAAATTCTATTAGTAATGGTGTAACAGATGATCCCAATGATGGAAATCCTAGTATTGGTGATAAAGCTATGGTATTAAGTTTAGGTAATGGAAATCAAGAAAATATTACAAATGATGCTGCATCTATTTATATGCTTGAAAATCAAAGTTTACCTATTGATGCTACATCTACCAACGTTGATTCTTTAAAATCAACTTACACACCTATAATTACACCATTAGAAGAAATTAGTAAACCACCTATACAAAAAATCCCCCAGGCGCTACCCGATAATGAATTAATATTTGAACCCATAAACTTTAATCTTGAGGCCCCTATTATAGAAAAATCCACTAGCCCCCCACCAAGAATACCTACAAACCCAGACCCAGTATTTAATGCCTTAGATGAAGCTTCAGAAGAAGGATTAATTGAATTTCAGGAAGAAAATATCGAAATAGCAGGTGGAGAGGTAGTAAATTTTGTAGAACAGCAACCCGAAGTAACAACTCCTGAAGCTTTTGATGGTGAAGTCCCTACAGGTGATTTTAGAAAAATTAATATAGAAGCCGAAAGACAATGGAAATTAGGTAAACCTTCAATTTTTAAAAATAAATCAGGACGCGCTTTATCTCTTCTCCAACCAGATACTAATTTAATTATAACACCTACTACCTTAAGAACAATAAAATATATAATGATACACACTGCTGCCTCAGCAGATACTTCAACTCCGGCTTCTTTAATGAGATTTTTCTTTAATGAAAGAGATAATATAGGGTGGAATACAGGAGGTTATCATTGGATAATAGATCGTGGGGGAAAAGCTACTAGGTGTTATCCCGATAGTGTGCTAACTAATGGTACTAAAGATAATGGTAATAGTCCTAATTCTGAATGTATTCATATAAACTGGATTGGAGGATATTCAAGAAGGGGAGAACCCCTAAATAGAAATATGACTCAAGCACAAGCATTTACTTTTAAAAGACTTTTAAAAAAATATATTGTTTCTTATAGTACATTTTTAAATATTGACCTTAAAATTATGGGTCATAACCAACATAGAAATAAAAGTTGTCCTTTATTTAATGTCCCTACTTTTTGTAAAGAAATAGGTATAAGTAGTGATAATATTTTTAATAGTACTTGGGATGTTTCAAATTTTAATCCTAACTGGGATGCACAAGACTATAAAGATGAAGCAATAAGATTAGCAAAATTAACCTAATGGCAAACTTTACTCAAGAAAACGAATTTGTAGGTAAGCAAATATTAATAGATAGTGATCGCTTAGTATTTAATAGTAGAGATGATAGTATTTTTTCAGGGAAAAATTTATTATTATTTAAAACAGATGGCGAATTCCATGTTAATAGTAAAAATGATGTATTTATAAATGGATCTAAAGTTTATATAGGACCTATTGAAAATGGTCAGGATGTTAATATTCCTGCTGTAAGAAGTAGAGAATTAAAATTATTATTAAGTGACCTTATAGGAGCTTTAGAATTATTTTTTCAAGTCCAATACCCACAAACTACAGGCCTTATGGGCCCCAACCCTGCTGTTAATTTAGGTTTAGCTCAACCCGTTTTATCCCAAATAAAAAAAATTAGAACGCGTTTGGATGATATTGATAGTAAAAAAGTATTTATAAGATGATTAACAATATATTAAATAGTACTCTAAATAAAGCTTCTTTAACTATAACGGATTCAAAAGATAAGATATTAGCAGCATCTAAGAAAAAAGCTGAAGAAAATATAAATATTAATATTCCTTCTCCAGAGAATTTTAAAAATCAATTATCAGGCTTAGCTTCATCTTCTCCTGAAGATTTACAAAAAGCTGAACAAGTTTATAATAAAACTATTTCTTTTTTAGAAAAAGCTATAAAAAGGTTAGAAAATTCTAAACAAGAATTAGAATCTATACAAAATAATTTAAATTCTGTTATAGAAAGACTAAATATTTTTGAAAATATTGCTACAGGTTTTGAAGGATTAGTTTCATTATTTAGAATAGGTTTACCTATTAGTATAGATGCTGGACTAGCGGCTAGTTCAGGACCACTAGCTAATGGAACTACTATAAATAGACTGGGAGACATAAAAGACAAATTAAAAGATACAGTTACAAAATTTGATAATGCTATTAACAGTTTTCAAGTCAGTTTTGATTTTTTTAATTCTGAAGTAAATAAATTATCTACTCCCTTAACCCAAGGAATTTTAGGTATTCAAAATACTATAGATCAGTTAAAAAAATTATTAGAACAACTACAAGCTATATGGGCTAATTTTATTATATCTTTAAATCTACCTGAATTACAAGATATTATAGATGAAGATAATGGAACTACATTAGAAGAATATGTATCAAACCCAGATAATCTTACAACAATAGTAGAAGATTTAATAATACCCTTAAGAAAAACATATTATGAAATAAGAGATGAAGGGCCGGGAACAGATTTATTTGAAACTGGTATTATAGAAGAACCAATAGACTAAAACAATTTATATTTATTAAAAACTAATAGCAATGAAATTAAGTGCATTTGAACAAATTATTAGAAAAGTTATACGTGAAGAAATTGATTACGCTTTAAAACGTGAAATAGCTGTATTAAAAGAAGAACTAAGCAATAGTAAACCTATTGTGGGGGAAATATCTAAAATGGATTCTTCTAAAGAAGAACTTAGAGCTAAAATTAAATCTCAAATTTCCCCACCTAACTTTACTACGGGGAATGGTACGCTAGATTCTTTATTATCCGAAACCGCTTTAGCCCCTACTCCAGAAGAAACATTTACTTCTAATGATCCCGTAAACCAATTTTTAAATAAAGATTATAGCCAACTAATGGAAGCTATTGATAAGAAAAAAGACTTTAGACCCTAATGGCTATTAAATTACGTAAATCTATTAGAATTGATCCTGTTGATATTAGTGAAAAATCATCAGTAGGAATACGTTTACCTTTTAATAAAACAAAAATATTTGATTTAGATTATACTACTAGAGACCATGCTAGATCTAAATTAATAAATGTATTATTAACATCCCCGGGTGAAAGGTTAAACCAACCTTTATTTGGGGCTGGATTAAAAAATAGACTTTTTCAACAAAACACCCCAATAGCGGGTGATGAATTAAGATCAATAGTTACACCACAAATTGAACAATATATTCCCGAAATAAAAATAAAAAATATAGCATTAAAAGATGGCGGTTTACAAGGTCATATTTTATATGTTACTGTTAACTATAGTTTAGTTAATAATAATGAAGAAGACTCTGTAAGTCTAAGTTTTGTTAATGATAATTATGAAAATACAAATTAATGGCATACACATCTACATCTCAGGGTAATGAAAAACCAGTAAGATATTTAGATAAAGATTTTGGTGATTTTAAAAATGCCTTAATCAATATGGCTGAGATATATTATCCAGACCTTTTAAATGATTTTACTGAAGGTAGTCCAGGAACTATGTTTATTGAAATGGCTTCTTACATAGGTGATGTTTTATCATTCTATACAGATACACAAATCCAAGAAGTTTTCCTTCAATATGCACAGGAAAGAGAAAATTTATATGCTTTAGCATATAATTTAGGATATATCCCTACTGTAACTACCCCGGCATTAGTAAATTTAGATCTATTTCAACAAATACCTGCAAAAAGTAATGGATTACCTGATTATGATTATGCTCTTAAGATAGAAAAAAATTCTGATTTTTTACCAAATAATGGATTAAATACTAGATATCTTTTACAAAGTGATGTAAATTTTTCATTTTCTTCATCCGTTGATCCTACTGAACAAACTGTTTATTCTTTAAATGGCACACAACCTGAATATTTTCTTTTAAAGAAAACAGCTAAAGCCCTAAGTGCAGAATTAAAAACCTCAACTTTTGGGAGAGGAGCTGCTGAAAGGTTTAAAACTATTTCGTTAGATGATAGTAACATTATATGAATACAATCTATAGTTGATTCCGAAGGTAATTCATGGACAGAAGTTCCTTATTTAGCACAAGAAACAATATTTGAAGAAGTACCTAATAATGAAGCATATGATCCAGAATTACCTCAATATAGTGGACAAGTCCCTTATTTATTAAGAACAAAAAAGGTATCTAAAAGATTTATTACTAGGTTTAAATCTAATCAACAATTAGAAATTCATTTTGGGGCAGGTTCAACAGGGGGAGATGATACTTCAATTATCCCTAACCCGGATAACATTGGTTTAGGGATAAAAGACGGTAGGTCTTTACTAGATAAAGCATATGATCCATCTAATTTTTTATATACTAAGGCGTATGGTGAAGCCCCCGCTAATACAACTTTAACTGTTACTTATATGGTAGGGGGTGGTTTAAAAGCTAATGCACCTTCTAATACAATTAATAGAGTAGGAAATGTAGTCGTATCACCTAGAGTAGGAGGTTTAAATAGTACCCTTCTTACAGATGCTAAAAATTCTTTACAATGTAATAATCCAAACCCAGCATTGGGGGGTGGTCCGGGTGATTCCCCACAAGATATCCGTCTCAATACGGTAGCCCAATTCGCAGCACAAAAACGTACTGTAACTAAAGAAGATTATATTTTTAGAACATTATCAATGCCTTCTCAATTAGGTAACATTGCTAAAGCTTATATTACTCAAGATAATCAAATTTCATTAGAAACTAGTAAGCGAATTGCTAACCCAAATGCACTTAATTTGTATGTTTTAGGATTTAATTTAAATAAACAACTAGAAATTTTACCAGAAGCTGCTAAAATTAATTTAGCAACCTACATAGAACAATATAGAATGCTAACAGATGCTATTAATATTAAAGATGCTTCTATACTTAATTTTCAGGTAGAATTTAATATTAGTGTTAAACCGGGCTTTAATAATGAACAAACTTTATTATCTTGTATTAACACTTTAAAAAGATTTTTTAGTATAGATAATTTACAAATAAACCAACCTATAATTGAGGGGGATGTTTCTAGTATATTATATGGAATTGAAGGAGTACAAAATGTAACTAAGCTAGAATTTGTTAATAAATTTGGGGGTATATATTCTCAATTTAAATATAACTTTGTAGCTGCTAAACGTAATGGTATAATATACCCCCCAGTAGATCCTTCTATTTTTGAATTAAAATACCCTAATAATGATTTAATTGGCAGAGTAAATAGATAAACATGGCACATTACTTTATTTTTCCCGAAAAAGATGCAACAATATATTCGCATCCTACTAATCAATCCCTTAACACAGGAATAGATGAAATTTTACAATTAAGAGACATAAAGTCGGATACAGATTTAAACCACTACCCAAGTAGAATTTTAATCCAATTTAGTACAAACGAGATTGTAGAAACAATTAATGATAAAGTTAGTACCAATTTTAATAGCCTTACAGCTAGTTTAAAATTATACCAAACAGAACATAGAGAACTAGCAAGAGACCAAAATATAGAAATTTATCCTTTATCTGAATCTTGGGTTAATGGTACAGGAAGGTTTGGTAATTCTCCCCAAATAACAAACGGGTGTTCATGGAAATACAAGGACGGAAGTAACGATTCATTTTCAAACATTTTCGGCACTTCATGGAATACAGGTAGTTTTAACCTGGGTTCTACGGGTAGTTTTATAGATGCTGCTAAAGGGGGTGGTGTTTGGTTTACAGGATCAGGATTTGAGGTTGAAAGAACCTACGGATTTAATGAAGATTTAGATATATCTTTAAATATTACTAACCCGGTTTTAAAACATTTTAAAAATAGTACCGATGGAGATAATTATCCTAATGGTATTCCAAATAATGGATTTATAATAAAACGTTCTGATTCACAAGAATTTTCTGCCAATAATGAAGGAGAATTAAATTTCTTCTCTATGGACACACATACAATATACCCCCCCTATTTAGATATTTCTTGGGATGATTCAATACACGTTGGTCCT